GTGCAACGGACATTGGAGAAATGCTTCAAGCTAGATTTTATCATTCTGCTCAGTCTTCAGAAACTCATGGATATAGTGCGGGAGGGTATGATTGGATTCCAGGATCATACACTAGTCATATTGAAAAATTATCTTTCTCTTCTGATTCTAATGGAGTTGGAGTGGGGGGTTTGGTTGGGGGAGTAAGAGAAGGCCCGTCAGGACAATCATCAGTTTCTTATGGTTATAGTAGTGGAGGTTTTAATAATAATGGAAGTTTTAACACTATAGAAAAATTTCCTTTTTCTTCAGATACTAACTCAACAGATGTTGCAGAATTAAGTCAAGCTAGATCCGCTACTGCTGGACATCAAATATAATTAAACGAAAGGTAAAAAAATGAATATAATAGAAAAATTTAATAAAGATAAGTACGTAGTATTCGATGGGGTACTATCTAAGGAAACATGCGATATATTAACAAATTACATGTTTTTAAAACAAAAAGCAGGATACCTAGAACCCCCTGTATCTATGGGAGGAACAGATACTCAATGCTCAAAAAGTTGGAGTATTTACGGTGATCCACTTTTTGATACTCTACTACAACAGTTTTGTGGTCCTATAGGAAACTTGTTAGGAATGGAACTGCTTCCTGCTTATACATATGCACGTTTGTATGAACCTGGAGAAATCTTAGAGTGGCATGTCGATAGACCCTCTTGTGAGATCTCTGGTACTATGACTCTGGGATTTAAAGGCAATGAAATATGGCCTATTTATGTAGGTCAAGCTGACAGCACCAAAGATGAAAAAGTAGGGTTGCCTGTACATATAGGTATTGGAGAGCTAATGATGTACTCAGGATGTGAAGTGCCTCATTGGCGAGACGAATTTGAAGGAGAATGGCAAGTGCAAGTTTTTGTACACTATGTAAGAGCTGATGGTCCTTACGCTAAAGATCATGTTTTTGATGGTAGAAAACACCTTGGAATATTTAAGAGTTCAGTAGATTATAAAAGACAGACTGATAGAATAATTGAATACGTTACCAGAGAAGTACCTGTTGAAACTCCTAAAATTGAAAAACCTAGCGTAGAAATAGATTCTACTAAACCCTTTAAGTTTGAGGTATAATTATGTTTTTATTACAAAAAGAACTTCCCCCTACTCCTAGTTTTGTAGTGCATGATGAGAACACATGTCCTAATGATTCAAAATTATACTTTAGTAAGGAAGAATGTTTATGGATTAGGCAATGGGCAGAGAAGAAAACTCCTCAGTTTGCAGGGGTAGGAGCAGGAGCAGAGTCTGAGGTTAGAAGGAAGACTAGAGACGTCTATCTTTATGGTATGCCTAGAAATGAAGTTACTCAAGGAGTTTATCAAAAAATACTATATCAAGTAGACTACGCTAATCAAAACGCTTTTAATTTCGAAATAACTGGGATTATGCATGATTTACAAGTATTAAAGTACTCTTCTAAAACAGAGCAACATTATGACTGGCATATTGATATCAGTGGAGGCAACTCTTATGGTCGTAAGATTTCTTATATCATTCAGCTTAGTGATGAAGACGAGTATGAAGGGGGTCAACTAGAGGTCAACGATGGTAATACTTTTATAGCCCCAAAAAAACAAGGAACAGTTATAATGTTTCCAAGCTATATGATTCATAGAGTTTCTCCTGTTACAGCAGGAACTAGATGGAGTCTAGTAATTTGGATACATGGATCTCAACATTTTAGGTAGAAAGGACTGATGGCAAAACTTAAAGGTATATCACATATAAACGGAGAATTAATTGCTGATGTTAGGAATATAACCTTAAAATCTCTAGATATGGGGCCCACTGCTAATACTGGAGATACATATATTCTTAGTTTCTCAAGCTCAAATCAGTTTGGGTTAATACAAACGTTTAGTTCGCAAGGTACTCAACTTTATACAAATGGAACGCACACTTTAAGCGTGCCTGCAGGAGTAACATCAATGTCTGCTTTTGTAGTAGGCGGTGGCGGCGGTGCTTCTGGGTGTCCTACTACTCAAGGTTATTCTCAATCTGGTGCCGGAGCAGGAGGAGGTAGTGCTTGGGGAACTTTTTCTGTTACCTCAGGTGAAGTTTTAGATATACAAGTAGGTGCAGGAGGTAGTGGTGGTAGCCGAGGAAGCACTGCAGGCGGTGATGGCGGTGATGGAGGAACTTCTTACATTCGTAGAGACGGTCAGTTGATACTACAAGCAACAGGAGGAACCGGTCGTGATTGGCAGACTACAAACTATATCGTTGGAGGAGAAGGTTCTTTAGGCACTGGAGTCACAGGACAAGCAAATAACGGCGGCATGTCTGGAGGAGCAAACAGTTCTTACGCTGGCGGAGGCGGAGGTGCTGGGGGTTACTCTGGTAATGGCGGAAATGGCGCTCTTTTTTCCGGTGATGGTAGTGCTGGCTCTGGAGGAGGCGGAGGTGGTGGTGGTGGAACCTCCTCTCAAAGTAGCTATGTTTCTGGAGGCGGAGGTGGTGTTGGCATGCTTGGCGAAGGTACTAGTGGTGCACGTGGAGAAGGCGAAACTAACGATAATGGTACAGGCGGAGGCGGCGGTTCTGGAGCAAGTGATGCTAATGGACGAATTCCAAGTGCCTATGGTGGTGGTGCTGGCGGCACTTCTATAACAGGAAGTACAGGTATGGGTGGTCAAGGTGGTGCAGTTAGAATTATTTGGGGAGTGGGCAGAAGTTACCCTAATAATGCAACATGATTCTCTCTTATGTTGAAAATTTTCCTGTTAACCGTTTAGAGCCTGAGTTTCCAAGACCACCTAGCTTTTTTACTAATCGTCCTGAGTTTATAGAAATGCAAAAAATTATAATTGACAGCATACATAAAAATGGGTTAAAATATCCATTATGTGCTAGAAATAAAAACGATGACGGAAAAGTATATCATGTCGGTATGGGAATGCAGAGACTGGCAGCTTTAAAAGAGATGAAAGTAAAAACTTGTAAAGTAATCGTTTTATGTAAAGTAGAAGATCAATTTGTGCCTTTAGGAAGATTTTTAAGAAATCAACTAGAGGTAGAAGAAATATTTGGTTGTAAATTAAGAAAATTTGTCGTAAGGCCAAATTGCTTTGAAGCACAACCACAAGAGGATCTAAATGAATGGGATCCGATAAGATTAAAGAAGGGGAAGAAATGAGTAACGATATAGTAAACAAAGAAGAAGAATCTAAAGATTTAAATACTTGGATTGCTTCACACCAATCAACTCATTTAAGCGAAGTATTTTCTGCAGAAAACTTACCATCAGTAAAAAGTTTTGGTGGTAAAACATTTTCTGAAAACGCAGCTTTAGCAGAGGCTGCAATTTTAAACTGTACAGAAACAGAACGAATTTGGAATAGGTCACACTCACAGTGGACTTGGAGACATATTAACCTTAGCTATGCAGCTCCTATGAAAAATCTCAGACAAGTAAGTGCTGAGGTCAGTTCTAAAAGAGAAGCGCTAGAAGAGGCTAAGTGGAATTATTTAAAGACACAAGCCAAAATTGAGATTAAAAAAGCTCAAGTAAAAAAAGAGAAAGACCCAAATAAGTTAAGACTTTTAGAAATAGAACTAGCTCAGATGATTCAGAGTAGTGCTGCAGGCATGAAATATGTTGAAGGTGCTATGAAAGATGTCATCACTTTATCAGAATTATATAGCCAGTTAAAGGCTCCTTATGAGGGCTATACTGAAGAAGATTTTGAAAAAGAAGAAGCAAAGTCTCATTTAAAGAGAAGTTTAGTGCAGTGTTTACGAGATATACGTCAAAGCGGACGGATTACTAAAGGTGAACAAGAGTACTTAGAACAAATCGGGGTAAATCCTGGTAAAATATTCCATGATATGATGAGATATTTAGCACATGAAGAGTCTAATGCAGATTATACTGTTACCAGTATGTACGAGTTTTTAGATCAAATGTGTGATAAACTACTTGATCAACTCCATGTTGATGATGTAAGAATGTCTTTACAAGGATTGGACGGGGGTATTCTTAAAGAAGCCTTATTCAAAAATGAATCTTAATAAGGAGATCAATAATGATTGTAGAATACATGTTAGAACAAGTAGGGCGCGGTGACGCAAAACGTGCCCCTTCATGGATCAAAGATGGTGGACACCATTTTAATCCTGCAGACTTTACTTATCTTGGGTGGGTCCCGAACCTAGCTGAGAGAGAGTATTATGTTCCAGATTCAGTAACAGCCGTAGATCGTGCTGCTGCTATTTCTAGAGCGCTTACAATGCATGGTAATAACCCAATGCAAAAAGAAGATCCAGAAAATGAAGGATCTTATATTACTATGAGCAATGATGAGGTTACAGCTGCTATGGGTAGTTGGTGGGACGCTATTGTAGCTGAACATAAAAATAAACCAGCATCAGCAAGTATTGAAGCAGACACAGAAAATAATGAAATTTCTGTAACTGTAAGATGGGCTAGAAAAGGCGTTGTCTCTTCTGGAACCCCACAATTAGCTGTAGACGTTGATGGATCAGCGGTCACACTAAATAAATCTGGAGATACCTGGAATGGTATCATCTTTACTGGAGCAGCTACGCTATCTGGTGGTGAGACAATTACTGTAGCACAATCATCTTCTGTTGCTCTTAATGGCGGGACCGTTACTGACGGTGTTGAAGCCCTTGAGCTTTCACTATCTACCTTTGCAGAGGATGCAACAGCTACTGCTTAATGGAACAAGAAGAACAATACTTTAAAGTCCCTGTGGACAAGTTAGTATCAAAGCTACCTGACAAGTTTGGATTTAATACATTCAATCCTAGTCAGGTAGCGATGCTAGAGGGGCTTGAAAATCATAGATTTTGGACGCATATATCAGCACGACGTACAGGTAAATCTAGTGCAGCCTCAGTATTAGCACTTGCAAAGTTATTAGAACCTGGACAGCAAGTCATTGTTGTAGCTCCTGACTATAATCTGTCCTCCATCATTTGGGATTACACCACAGAATTAATTCAAGTCTTTGGTATAGAAACAAAAAGACTTAATCTAAAAGATCGCGTTGTTAGGCTTATCAATGATAGTACTTTTAGATTACTATCTGCTAATAACAGATCGAGTTTGGTTGGTAGAGCTGCTCATCTACTCATTGTCGATGAAGCGGCTATTATTCCTGATGACGAATATTTCACAAGAGATTTGCGACCAGCTCTATCTACCTATAAAGGTAGTAGGGCTTTATTTATATCTACTCCTAGAGGTAAGCAAAACTATCTGTATAATTACTGGCTTAGAGGAGAAGACTCAAACTATTCAGAATGGGGTAGTGGTTTATTTCCTTGGCATGTTAATCCTGCTCTACGTCAAGATGATATTGACGATGCTAAAAGAACTCTTCCTCCTACTATATTTCAGCAAGAGTATTACTGTGAGTGGACTAGTTTTGAGGGACAAATTTATAAAGTAGATGACTCAGTTCATCTTATTGATGTAAAGGAGCATTTAGTTCCTCAAGATCAGAGATTTACTTTTATAGCAGGATTAGATATTGGGTTTAGAGATGATACAGCGTTTGTTGTTTTAGCTACTGATGGAGAAAACTTTATTGTTGTTGACGAGTATGTTGCTACAGAGGGAACTACTTCTTCGCACGCAGAAGTCATTGGAGAAATGGTAGAGCATTGGGGTATAGAAAATATATACATAGACTCTGCAGCCCAACAAACAAAAGCTGATCTAGCATACGACTATGATATTTTTTGTGAAAATGCGATAAAATCTGTAAACGATGGAATAAGCTACTTACAGGTTTTAGTACAGAACGAGAATATATTTTTCGATATTGAAAATTCTGAAAGAACGTATTCTAGTGTTTCTGCTTATAGATGGAATAATAAAGGTGAAAAGTCAAAACCTTTACATGATTGGAGTTCTCATTGCTGTGATGCTTTAAGGTATGCAGTATACTCATATGCCAAGAACTCTTCGGTGAGTATTTATGTCTAAAAAACCAAAACCAATGAATAAAATTAGTAGAGGAATGTTTCCTTTACGTAAAAAACATACAAATAAAACTCTAAAAAGTGATGTATCTAAACTAAGGAAAAAAGGGTATCCAGTAAAAATTGCCCTTCACACCTTAGAGACCAATAAAAAGAAGCAGTCAACAAAAACGCGTAAAGCCAGAGGATTACTCACTGTAACTAAACAGAAACGCAGTAAAAAGAAAACATAGAAAATTAAATTTTGACTGCTAAATAATTTAAGTTTATAATTGAAGAAATGTCAGAATTAAAAAGAATTCCAGTAAAATATGTTAGGGACTATATAAAAAAATATTATAGATACGACTCTAAATGTTACATATGTGGAAAAACTGAATCTTTAGAGCTTCATCATTTATATAGTATATCTGAATTATGGAATGTTTGGTTAGAAAAAAATAATTATTCAGTTACTGAGTACGAAGAGGTCATAAAGCTGAGAGAGATATTTTATGAGGAACATAAAAATCTTTTAGCAGAGCATAATCTTTTTACATTATGTAGACCTCATCATGAGAAGTTACACTCTATATATGGACAAAGATACTCCAATTGGAGATCAAAGAAAGTTCATACATGGATAGAGGTTCAGAAGAATAAATTTGGAGATAGTAATGGCGGGCCCATTTAGTTGGTTTAAACAGAAGATCAATCCTATACAACCTTATTTACAGAGTCAAGAGCCTCTAGTACACCCTGATAGTAATGTAGATTATAGAGCTGCATACGATCAGGTTGAGATCGTACACCGTTGTATAGAAATGATAATTAATTCCGCTGTAGGTATTCCTTTTGCAGTTGAATCCGCTCCTGGCGGAGGACCAGTCAAAAAAGTTAATAAACTTTTGAATGAGAGGCCTAACCCCTTTGAGGATAAAATAAGATTTTTGCGTCGAGCACTCTTTGATTTTTTAATTGACGGAAATGCATTTTTTTACTATGATAGTAATGATATTTATATTCTTCCTGCGAACGATATTGAAATTGAAACAGACGCAAAAGCATTTGTCAAAGGATATACTTACCTCTTAAGCGGTGCAGGAGCTAGTTACGACTCGGGTTTTGAACCTTTTGTAGGATCAAGTAGTGGAAGAAATAGACCTCCCTCTAATGGGGTAAAAGAAGATACGAAAATATTCTTTAGCGCAGATGAAGTAATTCACGTTAAAGATGATAATGAAGAAAGTATCTTTAGAGGTAAAAGTAGATTAAGAAGTTTAACAGATTTAATAAATTTATACTACGCACTGTTAAAGTTCCAAAGACAATTTTTTAGGAACAATGCAATCCCAGGAGTAGTGCTTACTACAGACAATGTAATGAGTGCAAAAGTGAAAGATAGACTTTTACAATCTTGGAGAACTAGCTATACCACAATATTTGAAGGTGCTAGAAATCCAGCTATATTAGATGGTGGATTAAAAATTGATAAGTTTAGCGATATCAATTTCCAAAACTTAGACTTTGAAAACAGTGTAGAAAGATTACAACAGGATATGGCAAAAGCATTAGGTGTCCCATATGTGCTATTAAAAAGCGGGAATAATGCTAATATAGCTACAAATCAAGTACTATTTTATGAGCATACAATTATTCCAATAGTACAACAGTTTGCAAGTGCTTTTGAACATTTCTTTAACTCAGTCAAGATTAGACCGGAATTAAGAAATATACCAGCGTTACAGCCTGATTTAAAAACGCAAGCACAATATTTTACGTCTTTAGTGAACGCAGGGATCATAACTGCAGATGAAGCAAGAGAAAAGCTTTACTTCCCTAAGTTAGAAGAAGAGGCGACTTCTACAATTAGAATACCTCAGAATATAACAGGAAGCGCAACTAATCCTGAAATAGGTGGAAGACCTGCTAAAGATGACAACACGGAGTTATTAAATGAGTAATAAAAAATTTTATATCAACAGTACTGACATTGAAGTAAAAGCAAGTAGTGAATCAGAACGCAAATTCAAAATTGCTGGATACGCTAATACTAAGGACAAAGACAGGACAGGCGATATCGTTCTCCCCGAAGCATGGGCAAAAGGTGTAGAGAACTATCGCAAGAATCCTGTTTTATTATATCAACATGATCATGGAAAACCTATTGGTAGATCAGACACAGTGCGTGTTGACAAAAAAGGTATTTTTGTAGAGGCTTCTGTTTCAGAGGCTGCTGAGAAGCTTCACGGCGTACAAACTCTAATTAAAGATGGAGCTTTAAAAAGCTTCAGTGTCGGTTTTAGAGTTAAAGACGCAGATTACGATAGAGCTTCTGACTCTTTCATGATCAAAGACGTAGAGCTACTAGAGATTAGTGTAGTTAGTGTACCTGCCAATCAAGAATCTTTGTTTAGCATTAGAAAAAGCTTTGAAGACGATCAAGGATACGAAGACTTTAAAAATCAATTTGTATCTGAGAAAGCTATTGAGGAGAATAATATGAAAGACCTTGAGGTAATAGTAGAAGAAGACCTTGCAGATCCTACTCCTGAGACTACACAAGTAGTTGAAGAAGTAAAATCTGTAGAAGAGGTTGTTGAGATCAAAGAAGAAGTAGTAGAAGAAGTTGTAGAAGAAAAAGCTACTGAAGAAGAAGTGGTTGAAGTTAAACTTGAAGAAGAAAAATCTACTCCTGTAGTGGAGACTATTTCTGAAGAAAAAACTGAAATTGAAGATTCTTACGATGATCCAAGTCAGCCAATCCCATTTTATAATTTATTGAGCCTTGAAACCGCAAAGTTAAATAACGGAGACTTTATTAAAATGGATACTACCCGTTATGTAATAACTAAAATTGCTACAGCCGAAAGTCCATCTTTTAAGTTTAAAGAGGTTGACATTAAAGGCAATTCAAGCGATAATACAATTACTGTAGACGCCATGAATTTATCAGTGGTAAATACATGGGATATTAATACTAAGTATGACGTTGTACTCGTAGATCATGGTACAACCAGTGCTTACACAGATTCAGACAGAGAGACAATTAAAAGTGACTTTGCTAACTTAGTAAAAGCTTCTGAGTTAGATCTATACTCTCTTAAGAATGATGAAAAGATTAAAGCAAGCGTTGAACTACAAACAACCTTAAATAACTTAATCAATTTAAAAAGCATGGAAGCTGGAGCATGGAGTGATACACACTATGGACTAGCTCAAAGATTCACTAAAACCATTAAAGCTCTAATCGACCTTCCAGAGGAAGAAGATAGAAATTTCGCTTTAAGTTTATCTGGTTATAAAACCGAAAATAAGGAGAACACAAAGATGGCAACTCAAGATATTGGTGATACCATTACTGTAGAAACAAAAGCCGCCGAGGTTCCTGCTGTTGAAGAAAAGACAGTTGTAAACTCGGTTTCAGAGCCTAGAGTAGCAGAACTAGTTAAAGAAGCTGGTTCAGTTATTGAAAAGCAGTCTGAAGAAAAAATTAAGCATAACGACGAAGAGCATAACGATAGTCGTTTAGCTGAAGAACTCGCTGAACTAAAAGGTCAGATGAAAGCTTATCGTGAGCAGATTCAGTCCTATACAGACAGCAAAATGGTCTATCAGGAGAACACTCGTAGAAATACACAATTCTCGCAGAAAGACCTATCAAATGCATACTTTGTAGCCAAGGCACTTCGCCGTAACCCAATGGAGACAAAGATGGGTATGCGCATGAAAGATGTAGTTGCTGGTAACTCAGTAGATGCTTTCGAAAACGCATTCTCAACAAACGTATACGAAGAAATGAGACAACAGCTTGTTGTTGCTCCTCTTTTCAACCGTATTGAGGTTAACGCACGTCAGTTCAGTGTTCCTGTAGCTGATGAGGACACAGATGATGCAATTGCACAGTTTGAGTCTGGTACATATACCACAGATTCAAACAACTATGTCCCTGCAACAAACCAAAACGTTATCAAGAGCGTGGAGCTTACACCACATAAATTCATGGTTAAGACTCACATTGCTAAAGACGAAGAAGAAGATACAATTCTTCCGTTGGTTGACTTCTTACGCTCAGCTGCAACTCGTCGTTTAGCACGCTTTACTGATAAGGTTCTACTTCGTGGTACAGGTGCCATCACTGGTTTTGACGCAACTGAGTCAATGTCAGCTGGTTCTACTACTGGTGTCGGTGGTGTTGGATCGCCTATTAAAGGTGTTATCAACCATGCTGCTGCAGTTGGGGGTCTTAACCTATATCGCGGTGTCGGTCTAACTGGTACTACAGCTAACACAGCAAAAGCTAATGCCGCTACTGTTGCATCTGCTCGTGCTGCTATGGGTAAGTATGGTCTTGCTCTTGGCGAGAACCTTGTAATGTTGACATCTGTTGAAGGCTACAATAGCTTTGTAACAGAAGACGACTTCCAGACTGTTGATAAGTTTGGTGCACAAGCTACCTACCTAACTGGTTCACTTGGAGCCATCTATGGTATTCCGCTTTATATTTCTGAATTCATGGATTCTGTTTCTGGCACAGCCAACAACCGCGTCCTTGCTACAATGATCTATAAGCCAGGATTCTTGATCGGTGAGCGTCGCTCTATGGAGATCGAGAGTGAGTACCTACCTGAGCGTCAGGTAACTGCAATGTATATGTCAACTCGTTATGACATGAAGGCTCTTACAACTGAGTCCTCTGCAGCTCTAAGTACAACTTATTCTTACGCTGTAAACGTCCTAAGTGGCGCTGAGTAAGTAAAAAGTTAAATACTTAAATAAAGGGGATGTGGGCCTCCAGCCCCATCCCCTTTTAGTTTAGGAGGACTAAATGCTTGTAACGTTACTTGAGATAAAAGAATTTCTTAAAATAAAACTAGATAACGACTCTGAAGATGATCGATTAAACTCTATTAATGGTTATGTATCATCCCTAGTTGAGTCTTATTGTGGCAGAGCTTTTGCTTCTAACACTTATACTGAATATTTTGATAGAGGTATTACCTCTGTTTTCATAAAAAATCCACCTATAATCAGCGTTAACGAAGTCTCTCAATTTTTAGGAGATAAATATGATGCTTTAGGAGGCCCTGGTCCTATAGGGCAACAAGTAGATGTAGATGGTAGTAGCCATATTATTTCTGCTCAAGGTGACGCAAAAACTACTAAACGAATTAAAAAATATGGAACTTCCAGCTTAGCGCTAGATGGAACTGGGGACTACCTTAGTGTTCCTTCCTCAGACGATTTTGATTTTGGAAGTGATCCGTTTACTTTAGAATTATATACTAGACCCAAAGCTTTAACAGATCATTCTATGATTACAAGAGCAGATGATGATTCTAACTATTGGGAGTTATCTTACGATGTTACTAATGGAGTTATATTTAAGTCTGTAGAAGCGGGAGTAGAAACTAACTATGTACAAGGAGACGTATTAACTGTAAATACTTTTTCTCATATCGCCTTGGTTAGGGATGATTCTGAGTTTAAAATATACAAAGATGGAACCCAAATCGGATCTTCTACAGCTTCTTCAAATACAATACCTGATCTAAACTCTTCGTTAGAAATAGGTCGTATAAATATTTCTGGAAGTGAAAAGTACTATAACGGAAATATAGATGAAGTAAGAGTTTCTTGGATTGATAGGTACTCTTCTAATTTTACTTCTCTAACTTCTCCTTTAACGTCTGACGAAGATACTAAACTATTACTGCATTTTAACGAGGGGCAGAATAAAAATAATATTACAGACTTCTCTAGAAAAGTAAATGAGTTTGTATGGTATGGAGATACAGGTGAGATTAATTTTGATTCAGGCAGAGGTGGGGGAACCCCTCGCTTAGGCTTTTTTAATCCAAGACAGTTCGCTAACTATGCTAACGGTGTTAAAGTAAACTATACTGGAGGTTTTGCTAATGTTCCTGCTGATTTAAAACTTGCAGCTTTAGAAATGGTTAAGGTTTTATATAAAGGGCGTGAAGGAGCTAAAACTGTAAGACTTCAAGGAGACGATTCTACTTCTCATGAGTTATCGATGGATGGATTCCCTCCTCAAATTAGAAGAGTTCTCAATCTTTACAGGTTACCTATGTAATGATATCAGTACTAGCTTACGTAGAGGATAAAGAGTTTCAGAAACTTTTGAAAGACATTCAAGGAAGAGGCAATAAGAACGCTGCCTTAGGAGTTTTAGGTGAGCAGCTGGTAAAAGGGATATTTAAAGGAAAAGGAGAAGCTACCACAGCTTCTGGAAAAGCGGATATTCAAGGTATTCCTCCTCAAGTCGTAGCTTCTCTAATGAAAACAGCAGAGCCTGGAGTACTAGAACAAAGTGTAGTAGATGAGATTCAAAAGGGCATGGGTGTTGGAGATATTGACATCGAAGCTAAATTTACTATGGGACAATTAGCTCCTGGAAAAACCGATTTATCTGCAGGACAGCTTAAACTAACTCAAGCTACCCCTACTGTAGCAGTAGGATCTTCAAGTGATGCTGATTATGTTCAAAGACAAAAAATGCTTATTACTGAATTAATACGAATAGGACTAGGCAATACTTCTTTACAGGCTTCAGTAGCTAAAAAGTTTGAAGAGCTTCAACAGTTGAGTAAGATAAGTAAAAAAGACGTAGAAGATGTTCAAGATTTATTTATATCGCAAGTTGGGGGAGTTGAAGGCTTAAATAGCTTATTTAAAAATGTTTTAGAAAATCATTGGAATGAGTTTATGAACGGTCCTTTTGGAACTAAACTAAAAAACAAAGCTGCAAACTTAACCGCCCAAATAAATGTAGATGCTCCTGGGGCTAGAAAGCTTAGGTTTTTTCAAACTTTTGTTGGTTTAAAATTTCAAAATAATGATCTTGGGTACTCTTATTATGAAAAGAATGCAAAAGGTATTATAACTTACAAATTCTTTTTTACTAGTGGATTTGAAAGAAAACTATTAACAGAAACTAGAAAGAAAATAGATCAGAATGCTATCTTAACAGTTGAATCGAAAAATTGGAGAAAACTTGGTTTTAGAGCGGGATATAAGACAGATTTAGGAGCTATTTTAGGTGCAGGTATAACAACTGATCAATTAAAATTTTCAGTATCTATACCTACAGGAAGCTCGATTCCCTTAGATTTTGTAGTAGATGCTTCAGCCCTTTTAGGGACAATCGGTAGTGAACTTCCTAAAACGTTAGCCCCTAAAAGAGGAAAGCAAAAAACAGGTCAATTTGTTTCTGCTGTAGTTATGACAAAACTTTTGAAAGATGTAGCAAAAAGTAAAATGAGAAAAGGTGCTAATCCTGCTGCACCCCCTAGACTGACTTACAGAACTGGAAGATTTATCGATAACCTAAGAGTAGCCCAAGTTAATTATAGAAACTCTATTATTAGATACTACTCTAACCCTATATACTATTCATTAGAACAGTATGGGTATGATGTTTCTGAATTGATAGAAGGAAGTCTTAGGGATATAACTAGAAGTTTGTACGCAAGACAATTTAACTTGATACGTGATGATATTTAAAAAATTATAATTGCCCGAGTCGAAGGTCTATGATATACTCAATTAAAGTAAGGTGAAAAATATGTCTCAACGCAGAAATATAGTGAATTTCTTAGTTGATAATTTAAAACTTATTGATGGTACTAAGTCCCCATTATCTAATTATAGATTTAAAACAGATTTACATGAAAACGTATATCGAGGGTACAAATTTGTTGACGAAATAAATGACTATCCAGCAGTTTACTTAGTAGCCGGAAAAGAAACAAGAAGCTATCAAACAGCTGGTACTACTCAATCTCAATTACTAATAGCTCTTAGAGCTTATATTTATGATGAAGAGTACGAACTAATAAATGAGAACTATGGTAATCTAACTAGCGATATAGAGCATGTTATATACAACTTACCTAAAACTCATTCAGATTATCAAATTTTAGACATAGTTATACAGTCTATTAATACTGATGAAGGACTTCTTACTCCTTACGGAATTGTAGAATTACAAATCCTAATTAGTTATGAAGTCAACCTATAAGGAGAGTTATAAATGGCACAATGCGGTCCTAATACACAAATTAACCTTCAGAGAAATACTGAAGTGTTCTGGTCAACAATTGACCTAAACGGTGGTGGTGTTTCATCTAGCATGAAACCTACTAACACATGGAGAGTGGAAGTTCTTGCTGGTTATGCTTTTAATCAAAGTGCAGCCAACCAGGATATCACTACTCTAGAATCAGGAAATACTCCTGATAGATCAACACAAAGATTTAATACAGCTGTTAACCCAGTTGAGTGGAGCTTTACAACTTACGTTCGTCCAACAGGCGCAGTAACAACTGACGGTGAAGATTCAGCTACTGGAAACTCTAAGCCCCTAGCCGATTGGTTTATGTGGCAATCAATGATGTCAAATACAGCTGTTGCAGCTGGTGGAGCAGAGCAGTCTGCTTGGGAAAACAATGGTATTTTCCACCTAAAGCATAGAGGTTATTCTGATGAGGCTGATATTGTAGCCGCTTCTAATGCAAACGTTACAGCACACAGCTCTAACTTCCCATCAATGACTGAATATCAGCTTTACTTTAAAGTTGATAACGTTGTTTATCAGGTAACTCAGGCAGCTACCAACGAAGCAACAGTCGATGCAGCTATTGACACAATTGCTTCAACAGCATGGAGTGGTTTTGGAACTAACCTACACGAACTTACAGGTTCAACAAGAGATGAAGCTATCTCTGTATTTGGTGGAACTTTGAATAGTGGTACAGCAGCAGCTGCTAACACATCTATCGAGTTCGACATGGACGATGCTCCGGGTCAAACTTACCACCCATTCGGTTCGTCAAATGTTGCTGGTGCTGCCACAACATCTGCATTTATCAAGAACCGTCTAAGTTCAATCAGTGTTATATCTGCAGCATCTGGTGGAGCTAAGACTTATGTATTCCCAGTAACAGGTCTTAACTGGTCATACACTAACAACGCAACATATCTAACTCCTGAAGAACTAGCCGCTCTTAATACACCTATCGGTCAGTTTACAGGTTCAAGAAACATCACTGGTAACTTTACAGCTTACCTACGTGCTGGTGCAAACCAGTCAGCTGAATTCTTGAGAGATATTGTTACTAATACATCAACACAGACTACTGGTGCTAGTGCTAACTTGCAGATCGGTGGAACAACCGCTCCATATCTTGCACTTAACATGCCAGCAGTTCAGTTTGACTTCCCATCACACTCGATTGACGATGTGGTTGGAATCACTGTTGACTTCCTTGCTCAAGAGTCTGAGGCTACTTGTGGTGACGAAGTAACTTTATTTGCTTCAGAAGTAAGCTAATAAATTAATTCATGTTCGAGGGGGTCATGAATTATGAATTTAACTATGAGGCAGCTATCCTTAACGCGCAACAGTACCCCCTCGCTAGTTGTAAGTTAGATATGATAGCTGCCTCTTCTTTTTAAGGAGGGGAAACCTATGAGTATGATTAAAAACTTAATGATCGATGAAAAGATCATTGAAATTGAATTTCCAGATAGTGACGGTTTTTTTGTAAAACTTTCTTATGTCGGTAGAGACAAACTAATGAAAATTCGTAACCGTGCGTTAGTATTTAAATTTAATAAACGCACTCGTCAAAGAGAAGAAGAAGTAGATAACGATAAGTTCCTAGAAGAGTATTCTCGTGAAGTGATTCGAGGATGGAAAGGTTTAACAATTCGTGAACTGGCTAGAATTTTACCTATCGACACTACAGGTGCAGATATGGATAAAGACGTGCCTTATTCTGAGGATGATGCGTTAGAACTTCTCAAGAACTCAACAATTTTTGACCAGTTTGTTACAGACTGTATGAATGATTTTGAGATCTTTGAAAGAGATACAACAGAAGCAGCGGAAAAAAACTAACCCGCTACATATCAGAAAATCTCCAAACTGGGGGAATTACTAAAGAACAATATTTTCTGATGTGTGAACAAATGGGCAACGAACCTATACCTGAAGAGATTCCTATTGACTATGGAGATTTAGATTTCAACTGTCAAATGGCTCTGAAAATATTTAATATGCTACCTGATAACATAGAAGGTATGTCAGGATCATGGTTAGGAAAAGACTTCTCAGGTTTAGGAACGTTGTTAGAAGTATATGAAGTAGATGAACGTGCTAAAGTTTTAGATTTAATAATGATACTAATTTCTGAAACAGATAAACACTACAAGCAACAACAAAAACAAAAAGCACAAAAATCCAAATCAAGAAGGTAGAGTATGATTGGCTAACATAGTAAACAATCTAGTAACTAAGTTTTCCACCCCTGGAGCCCCTCAAGCCCAGAAGACTATAGAGAGAACTAATAAGTTATTAGGTCGAGTCGGTCAGACTACTAAAAAAACTAGTGAAGATTCAGTAGCATTAACACGCTCTACAACAAGACTTGGACAAGCCTCTGCCTCCGCAGGTAGACAGTTTGGTGCTCAAGCAAGTGGACTCGGTGGTCTCGTCAGTGCCTATGCAGGTGCTGCGGCCACCGTTTTTGCATTGCAACAAGCTTTTTCAGCTCTTAACAGGGCAGCACAAGCAGAAACTATTATACGAGGTACTCAAAACTTAGCCTCCGCTATTGGAGAAAGTGGTAATAAAATTATCGGTTCTCTACAAGAAATCACTCAAGGTCAGTTAACAATGGTAGAAGCGGCTGAGAAAGCTAACCTTGCCCTTGCATCTGGATTCAATACAAAACAAATTGAGCAACTGGGTGAAGTATCTTTGAAAGCTTCTAAAGCTTTAGGTAGAAATCTAGGGGATGCTTTTGAAAGACTTGTACGTGGTGCTGCAAAGCTAGAACCAGAACTACTCGACGAATTAGGTATCTTTACTAGAATTGAACCGGCTGCTGCTGCTTATGCTAAACAACTAGGTAAGACAGCTAGTGAGCTAACTCAGTTTGAAAGGCGTCAAGCTTTTGTTAATGAAGTTATTGACGAAGGTCTTCGTAAGTTTAGTGCAATCGATGTTACGGCTCCTTCTGCCCAAAAATCATTAGAAAGACTAGCTACCGCTGTATCTGATTTAGGAATGAAATTTGGATTAATGATAGCTAATTCTGTTCTCCCACTAGTAAATTTCTTTGCTAATGACATGACTAATGCTATCTCTTTATTTAGTTTAGCCTTATTCCAAGTGTCTAGAGTAGCTTTTAGAGAGTTTGATCAGAGTATTGAAAAAGTGTCTAAAGGAATGGAGAGCTTTAGAACCTTTATTCTAGATAACTCACGTGCTGCAGAGAAAGGAACTAGAGCTCTTGAAGAAATGAATAACGAACTAGCTAACGTTGAAAAGACGAGCTACAGAGGATCTGCAGCTCAACGAGCTGTAGCTACAGAATTTACTCGTTTAGGTAAAGCAGGACTACTAACACAAGGTAACTTAGATGATTATATTAAGACTCAGAGGGAACAAATACTTTTAGCAAGACAACGTAATTCTGAGGCGCAGGCTTCTATAAAGTCAATAAATACTGAAGGAGTTGCAACAGCTGCTACACAAAAGAAACTAGCTACTCTTAATGCAACTGTAGCAGCTTCAGCAGCCGATCAAACTATATTGCAAAAAAGAATAGACCTTGCTACTGCTGCTATGAATAGACAGAGTGTTGTAGCTAAAACTTTTAAACTAGCTATTGGAGCTGCTACAGTAGCTGTTAAAGGATTAGCATTTGCTGCAAGAGCGGCGGCAACAGCACTAAACGCTATATTCTTGGTTGTAGCCATAATTCCTTTATTAAAGCAACTTCCTATAGTAGGAGACCTTATCGAATCTTCTTGGGCTAAAGTTTTAAAAACCTTTAGTGCTCTAACCCAGTCTTCTAAAGATCTTACCCTAGGCTTAAGAGGTTTAATTACTTCTAGCTCTGCTATCGACTTA